GGCAAGTTAGAGAGTGATCCTGCATCGACGAGCTGGCGTAATATGGAAGTACCAGATTTAGCAAAAGCGCCGATAAGATGGATAAGGCCAAAACAATAAAAACCAAATCCGGGAATATACCCGTAGTGAACAAAGTGCTGACGCTTTTTATGAGTCTCATCATCTGGGTTCCAGTTTCTGCGGATCGCCAAAACCATGTTCGATCCTTTTTCAATCGTAACAACGTATGGCAATGCAATACCAGTAGGCTCGCCTTCGTCGTCTGTATGCTCGTAACCAGCAAGATCCAAGTTAACGTGCATCTCTAATACTTTATAACGATCATCAGATGTAGCACGAAAGCCAAGCTTCTCAGCAATCTTCTTTTCTACTTCATCGAGTACGTTATCTGGTGTACCAAGGTCAATATCTCGGTAGAAACCCGAATGCTGTAAACGTAGTAAATCGTTTTCAGTCTTACGCATAACGTGCGTTACACGCTCTGCCGACTCCAAGTTTGAAGCGCCGTAAGGGACAACGATATCTTCAGCAGGAACAAACATAGATACTTGGCGATCCAATGATGGATCAAAGTACACTTTCTTAAATGCGTTACCAGCGATACCTAAACTCCAAAGCATACGCTCGTGTTCAGGGCGGTACTCTTGCATCACGTCTGTCAACTGATAGTTCATATCAGCCGTTACACGTTCAGCAGCATCTTTCTTCTCTGGTGTTTCTTTACCAATAATCTGTGTCTTTACAGGACCAGATGCTGGGAAAGTAGACATCATTGTTTCAGCTTGGAACTTAACAACAGCTTCGGATAAGAGTGGATGGTAAACGCCACAAGCGCCTTCCCAAGGTTCGGTTCTTTCTTCGATCTTCAGACCTAAGAGTTCTAATCCGTCAACGTAAGTTTGAATCCAGTCTTTGCGTGATGCGATGTCATTATCAAAATCGCCGATCAAATCGCCCGCAAGGGAGGCTAGTTCGCCTTCATTCATGTACTCAGCTAAGTTGGCGTCAAACTCATCTTCGCCTTCTTCTGTTGGTTCAATCTCAATTTCCAAACCATCTATACCGATAGTTACTGATTCTGGATCGACAATCTCGATTTCCATCTCAGGTTCTTGTTCTGCCAAAGCGTCGATTCCGACTGGTGTTTGGTATAGTGCTTTATCAATTGCCATAGTGGTTCCTAGTAATACGCAGCTTTGCGTCTATAAAATTGTGGTTCGTCTTGGTCATCTGACGGTAGGGAAACAAATCCACCTTTCCTAAAACGAATCAATGCTTGCGTGGAGCTATCCACTAAGTCATCGTGATCCGAGTTTGGGAACGACGCCATCTCTTCCATCACTTCATCTGCCCATCTCGTCCCCGGCGCCCACACTTTGCCGGATGCAAATAAATCAGTTACAGAATTCAGTCGGGCTATCTTATCATTGCCACGAGTAGGTGTAAACTCTGATACAGGGATACCCATGCGACGCAATTCAAAAATTAGCGGGGCGCCAGACGCCTTAGCCTCTACGATAAACGCATCGGGTTCCCATTCTTTATACATACGAATGGCTCTTGCTTTAAGTTCAGGAAACTCCATACGCTCTTTAAAGGCATCCAAAAGAATGATATTGGGGTCTCGTTCGTCCTCGTCCTTGTAGAAAACACCCCAAGTTGTGCAAGCAGAGTAGTCGCTCCGCTCGTTTTTTGTAAAGGCCGTATCCCAAGATTGGATAATAAATTGGCATTGTGGTGGTCTATCTGACTCCCAAAGCTTCCACCATTCACGCTTTACAAGGGCGCCTTCTTCACTCGTTGGACTTTGTTGGTACTGAGCATTCCACTTGGATACAGGAAGTTCTTCCTTAAGAGCTAGTAGTTCTGATAACGGCCAAAACGCAGGCCATAACGGTTGATCATCTGGCAAGATTGCTGGGAAACTAATCACATCCCACATATCCCCATCCCGCTCAATAGAAGATTTTAAAATCTTTCCAGTTAAGTCTCTCAGACTCCAGCGGGTCATAACTACGATAATGGCACCGCCTGGTTGTAAACGCTGACGAGGACCAGATGAATACCATTCATAGACCTTATCGTAGACTTCAGGATTAGTGGAAGCTATCGCCGCTTCTTGCTCGGAGTGAGGATCGTCAATAATAAGTAGATCGGCGCCCTTACCCGTAACAGTACCGCCAACACCAATAGCAAAATAATCGCCGTTGGCATTAGTACCCCAACGACCAGCAGCCTTACTATCAGACTTAAGAGAGACATTCGGGAATATCTTTGAGTATGCATCGCTACCAACTAAGTTCCTCACTTTCCTACCAAAACCCACAGCAAGTTCCGCCGTGTTAGAACACTGAATAATCTTCTTGCCAGGATACTTTCCAAGGAACCAAGCTGGCAGCATATAGGAGGCAAACTCAGACTTGGTATGTCGAGGTGGCATATTGATGATGAGTCTCTTGCACTTGCCTTCGGCGATCTCTTGAAACTTCTTAGCCATGATCTTGTGGTGTGGACCATCTACAAACCCTGGCCACATCTTATGAACAAAGTCCATAAAGTCGTCTTGAGCCTTCTCTCTCTTGAGAGAGTCCATGTAGTCGGCAGCCATCCGGAAGAACTCTTCCCGCTCCCCTACTGGTAACTTATTGACGATTTTTTCGATGTCCAATTATTCAATTTCCAGTTTATGTACACGGATATACGAAGGGCGAATGCTTCTTGCCATGCGGGGAACCATCTTGCAATGCCCAAGGGCGACTAGCTTCTTCATGGTACGGTGTACGTTCCCCCGCCCCCGGTCCCCCGTGATATTCATAATATCGTCTATAGAGGGAGCGAACCCATGTTCTTTCCACCAAGCATCAATGATCCTATAGATGTAGGCTTGCTTATCAGTCATGCTTTACAACGCTTAATCAATGCTTCTGTATGTATCTCAGCGGACGCCTGTTTACCTGCTTCTATATCTCGTAACAACTTACCTATATAAGCAATCTTATCTTCGTCATCCATAGCGTAGAACTTCACTAAGCGATCTTCTATTTGTTTAGCCACAATGTCATTTATCTCTTTACTCAAAATATACCCCCTACCCCTTTTGTTCCAGATTTGTAAGGGGGGTAGCTTGTATATCTAGCTCTTCCCAATCAGGGTGGCGAATTTGTACCCCCTCCCCCTCTTCGTTTTCAATTCTATCTGGAAACGTTGCCAGTTGACCCTCATTCAAGCCTTGAATTGAAGGTTTTTCAGTTGATAATCGTTTGTCCGGATTACTATGTAGTAGGAGGGACCCGCCAATTTTGTCAGAGTCGGGGTCGGGTACGGGTGGGTTCGCCAGGCTGCCAACTTCCTTGCGCTGGGAATTACTAATCAAATCCATTAGTGCTTGTGCGTCTGCATCGTCATCACTATCAATAGTTCTAATGTTATCTGCCATTGCTTTCTTTAACTGCTCCATGAGTTCATTGCGGGCTTGTGCGCTATCTTTAATGACTGTAGTCTCTGTGCGCTGGACAAAAACCCCCAGTTCCGCTACTTGTCCTAGCTTTCCTAGTGCTTGTATGCGCTCAGATGCCTTGCTTGTGGGATCAACTGCTTCTTTAGTTAGTTGTGAAATGACTAAAGTCCTTAATTGTGCGCTTGAATATAGCGCATTGAACTCTTTAGCCCTCTCTAGAGCCTCGACCTCAGCTTGAATTCTGCTATCGTTTGCCAGTCTGCTAGCGTTATCGCTCATGGTCTTGCGCTTTCCCTTATGTTGGTATGCTTGTGCATATGCCTCTGTCTGATTCATTCCTTCTACTAGATTCTTGGCAAAGGTCTTTTGCTTATGGGTTAGACGTCTTTTACCTGCTAACACTACATGGGCAGGAGTCTGCTCCAGACTCTGCTTTATTTGTGCTTTAGATAGTTTAGGAAGACGCATATTGAATGGGTACAAATTAAGAATATGGGATGATAGTATCACAACTACTGTATAAGTATACATCCTGGCTTTATATACAGTATCTATATCTCTTGTATTACTCCCTATATGAGAAGTATCCAAACTGATTCCCAAGGGACAATTGCGCCCTTTTAAATATCTCAGTAATGACTGGCGATTAACCAAAAAACAACAGGGCCGCAGACCGCAAACCCTTTAAATATAAGACCTATTGTTGAGTAAACTGTAGGGGTTTTGACTTCTACAAATATATGCATTAGGATCTTACACATAGGTAAATTGAACCTATTAACCGAAGGAGCTTATATGACTTATAAAGATGAATTTCCCCGCTTTGATTACGACCTTCCAGACTTGGGCGAAGGTTGGCAAGATAACTCATGGCACAACGATGTATGCCCATCCTTAGACTATCCCTTAGAGGGCGAGAAGATCGTCCGAATTTGGTTTGATTACGCAAACCTTGAAGATAGGGAATGTGGAGGGCAACAGTTCGCTTTAGGTGTTGGCGAATATTCAGAATTAGAGGGTGTTATGTCCTCAGATAACTTAGAAGAAATCCTAGCCTATATCAAGGCTCACAACCTAGCACCAATCAAGGAGCAAGCATGAAACAGACACTAAACAAGGATACTTTCCGCTTTTTAATGAATCAGATTCGCCCCGATAACTTCTCATATGAGGGTCAAGGGGTTCTATTTGATTACTTTGAGCAGTATGAGGACGATACAGGCGAGGAGATCGAGTTTGATCCTATTGCAATCTGTTGCGAGTACACAGAATCCCACTACATCGACATTATTGGGGATTATGACACCGAAATTACCGACCATTTTGGGGCTATTGTTGCAACTCCCAAAGCGGATTTAATTGTATATATTCGCAGTTGGTTAAACGATAACACTTTGCTAGTAGGAGAACCCACCGAGGGAGTTTTCCTATTTCAACAATTTTGAGGAGGCATTATGACTGTCACCCATGTAAATCTAAAGAAAAAAGACTTTGAAAACTTGTTATTCCATGCCAACAAAAAAGAGCCTTTGGGCTACTGCAAACATTACGAGCAATATGGCGAGTCAAACGCTCCTATTCATCTTTACTACACCACTGATGGAAGACATTTAGGAACTTATCACAATGGTAAAAGTTGGTTTTTTAATGAAATTTACAACAGTTTAAAGGAGGCAGTATGAAAACTTATGCAATCTTTTATAAAGAATTTGACTGTGAAGTTTGGGTCAATATCAAGGTAGGCACTAAAGAAAGCCTCGACACAATTAAAGAACTACTCTTTTATGAAATTGAGGATAAGGGCTTAGATAGTGGATATATCGAGTCTTATCCATTCTTTCAAGCTGATTGGGTCATTGTCGGTGGTCGCATGGATTCGGGCTTTGATTATGACCAAG